TATACTATGACATCAGGCATTGTCATTTAGTATCTGCCAAGCAAACCCAGTTTTCATATCAACTTCAGTAAACTGACAATAGGCCAAATGTGCTGCCCATTCTTCAACTTGGTCTAATGTGGGAATAAATGGATTTTCGATATCTTTGCAATCCGTGCTGCATACCGAATGAGCTGCACTTGGGCCAAGAACAATTGCAGGCTTTCCTAGTAACACCGCTTCTACTGCTGCAATGCTCGAAAAGGTAACTAGACAATGCACATCACGGTCAAGAGCCATTTCCATTGTATCTGTTGTGACTCGTTCAGTGCGACCGGCTTTTTCTCGAATGATAATATTCCTGTCCGTGTACAGTCGTAATCTATCCTTTGTTTGGTGAACCCAGGTTTCAAGATCAAGATCATAGATGGCTAACAATTTCTGACTAGGTGGTGCTAACAAAATGTTTGCTCCTCCTTTAAATTTCCTTGAACGATAGCCGGTTGCTGCCAGACGGTCGCGCGGACGTGAAATCACCGGACCTAAATTCTGCATATTATTTTTGGTAATCCTATGATATAGTTTTTTCCTAACATTACCAAAATATCCAGTGTCGATATAATAGAAATCTCGATTCACAAGTCTACACGCTTCCATATGTTTTCTTTTTGTCACGCCGCGAAGAACCAGTGGCACCGTGGAATCTTTAACTTGATCCCATACTGTAATCTGCCCACCCGACCCCTGAATAAAGCTTGCCAGATAAGGATCATATTCTGCTCCTTTGCCTTGTTGTCTACTGTTACTATCTGTCATGGTATCGGCCTCGACCGCAAATGCGGCTTGATTGTTCATGGTCACCAGTGTTTTATTAATTCTATCTATCGTACCTGCATAATACTGTTCCTGCGGATCGATTCTATATTTTAATATATCATCAAACAATGATGTTATTTCTGGAATCACTGTATCAAATCTTGAAGATAATGGTTTAGGTACTAAACTATTTTTCCATTCGTGATAGGCATTGGCCCATTGAGCACCGTATTCGGTTTTTTCATAATTAGGAAACCAAGGACCACCTTCGGTATAATGCAATGCTTTGGGTGTGCCGTCGGCTGGTTCGTGATACCAGTTTATCAACCAATTCCATGTTTTATCTAAACTATCGATGTTCTCGGTCCATTCTAATCTATGTAGATATGCTCCTGATTCGGAGTTGACTACTTCTGCTGTCAGTTGTTGAGTATCAGGATGACTGCAATTAAACAGCATCAGGCTACTCCAATTTTTTCTTGGATATTGATGTTGGACTTTGCCATCCATTTTGATCGTGTTGGTTGGGACATAATCGTGTTGTACAACACTAACTGCTATTTCATCTTTAATTTGTTGGAATAGTTCTCTTATGTCGTGCGTGAACAGGAAATCACAATCGACAAATATTGCCCATCCTTTGTAATCACATAAGTGTGGCACAAGGAATCGAGTGAATGTAAATTCTGTGGCGGCCTCTTCATCTATTTCTCTGGTATAGATACCTTTATCACGCAAGTCTTGTTGTTTAAGCATGTGTATTTCAACTGGCATAGTTGCATGTTTAAGTATGCTATGTTTGCATACCTCTGCCACTTCGGCTTCACGGGGATCCCATCCGATAAAAATCTTAAATGTCATTGTTTTTGCTCACGATATCCCACAGTTTCTCGTTCGATATCATTGTGATCAAACTCTGCCCAATATAGCTCAAATGCAACGCAATCTTCAAGAGCTTCAAATTGATGGTATTCGCCAGGAGCAACTTTTGTATATTGTCCTGCTGTTAGTATAGTTTCATCGATTAAATCGTAGTTACCTTTCCACACACGGATAATCATTCGGCCAGATTCAACAAAGAATCCATTCCATTTAAACTTGTGCTTATGCTTTGAGCAAGTACCACCTGCTGCTGCTTCAATGCGATGAAATTCCAATACACCATTGGCTTCAAGCAGTTCGGTTTGTCCCCATACTTTTCCAAATTTACTCATTATTTTCTTTCTATATCGTCTTCGGCACAATTGTCGCCGTATTGTATTTCAATTAATTTCAATGGCAACAAGGTTTCGTTGGCCAATTGATGCCAATCATTGTTGGCTATCCATAAGTTTTGATGCTCGGTAAATTTGCCAGTTAGCTCGGTATCAGTTTTCCTATTGATGCCGTATACTGTGGCTTCGCCTTCTGTGACAAACCAAAATTCAGCACGATTAATATGTCGTTGCATGCTTAGTCGCTGTCCAGGCTCTACCGTAAGTTCTTTAAGTTTGACTCTGGGTGCAGCTTCATGCAGCACACGGTAATAACCCCACGGACGTAGTGTTTTTGGGGCGCGCCATTCCTGCAGGATCCAGCTACTGGAATTCATTTTGTTGTCACCACCTACACCGAACACAAACTCTAGATTATGATCATTAATGCTCATTTCGGGGATATTTTCTCTTGTTCTATCACCACCATTTGCAAAGATAATGTTATCAGTTGGATAGCTTTGCCTAGTCATCCTAATAGCATCACATGCTGAATTATCTGAATCGTCGAATCCTATAACAAAATCTACGCCTTGGATACTTTTTATAATAGCAAGACGTTCGTGTAAGGGCATGAATGCTCGTCCTTTTTTTCGAACCAGCCATTCATCGCTGTTTACAGCCACCACAAGTATATCACCAAGCTGTTTTGCGGCTTGTATGTAGGCAATATGCCCACTGTGAATGGGATCATATCCGCCCGAGATTAAAATAATTTTCTTCATGATTTGTAGTGATATTTATTACCTACAAATTTACATGATTTATTATACGGTGTAGTCTTCCATTCCTGCAGATTTAAGTCTAACTAGATGCCCTAGCATGAAATTCTTTGATTCTAGTGCCTTGAGAATTCCTAAGAATTGATTACGTAATAGTGCAACAGAATTAATAATGGTCTCAAAATCGATCACTTCATCCTCGCCATCTACATATTTTTCAGCATCGCGGCTGGTAAGTGCTCGAGCATATCCTTCGAGATATTTCTGGAAGTGTTTGCGACGGATTTTACGTAATTGTATGTTTAAATGATTGAGTACTGCTTCAACTTCCTGTAACTGATTAAACCGTTGTTCGGTAATGCCTGGCAAGGCGGTGATGTTTTTTTCTATCACACCGCCTACCCTACAATCCCGTTTGGCATCTGCCAGTTCAATTTCGTAATAGGATATGAAGTCTGGAATTTGACTTAGATCGGCTACAACACGGCTATACCACATTATTCATCTCCTTAGTTAGCCAAGGAAAAGTTGTCTGCCAGCTTGTTCTACGCCGACGATCTTTTTCAGTTAATAAAATACCCAATTGATTAATTTTTAGCTGGTCTCGAGGTTTAGCATTTATTTGTGCTTGTATTCCTTGCATGTATTTCCTTGCTTCTCGTTGTTGCCAGGTATAACTGGGCATATTATTAAATATTTCAGCAAAGTCATTATCAAAAAAACCTGGTCCAAATATTTCTGGATGTAAACAGTTATATGTATCAGTGGTAGTTGAAAAATGATGCCCAATTTCTCTATTTTCTCTAAAATTATTAATATATTGTAATAATTCAGGAACTGTTTTTATAGTAAGACCGGACAGGGTTTGATTTATATTTAATGTAATCCATTTCTGAGAAACTACATATTCAAAATTTTGCCGCCATTGATTTAAATCTAGTCCATATCGAACATATTCTTGCTCCGGCCCAAAACAATCAATACTAGCAGTAAGATCAAACCGTTTTAGTTTTCTATTTATAAGTAATTTTTTTATTTTATCAACATACTGTTCCAAACGAGCTAATGATATCATTAAATTGCTTACAACATTGAATTCAAGATCAGGACAAGGATTCTTATCAAAAAATTCCAAACAATAATCAAATTGATGCTGATAAAATGGCTCGCCACCTAACACATGGAAACGTTGTAATTTATGTCCATGCTGTTTCATCCATTTCCATAATTGATCAGTTAATGCAGAGATATTATTAACTTTAGTGGCATTATTTTTAATTACTATTCCTGACTGTTCAAACTTTCCAAATTTATTATTTTCTTGCTGTATTTTACTACTAAACCCGTCCCAGCAATACAAGCAACTCATGTTACATACATTATCAAAATACACTTCTAGTATAGCAGGAGTTACTTCTGTTGCCAGTGGGTTAGAATCTAACTCATTGGGGACTAAATTTGGAATACCAAGATGAAACATTCTATCGCTTGACCCGCCTGCTTCTTCGATTTGTTGACAATATTCGCATCCACCTTTGGGCCATTCCCCATTAAGCATAAGAGCTCTATCGGCTAGTTTTTTAGGGGTATTATGAAATGTATCAAATGTATCTGCAGTTATTACGTTTCCGCTAACACGATGGCAGGACCTTGTATCACCAACGTATAAATGTATAGTACTCCAATTCCATTTAAGCTGGCATGAAGTGGCTGTACGTATCGGAAAATACTTGTCAATCATTAATCATCATCTTTATTTTCGTCATCTTCGTCAAAATCGTCTGGGTCTATATCTTCTTCTGCCACTTCGTCATCGAGATATTGTTTTAATGCACGTTTGATATCTGTATCACTTTTAAAAGCGGCACGTATTTCATCTGCATCTATATCATTGTCAACCAAGATTGCAATCATGCTGCTGGCTGCAGAACTTACATCAACTACATTGATGTGATGTTTAAGCTCTGCCCAAATTTCGTAAGATAATTCTGCTGACATCGTTTATTCCTCCTCAGGCGCTGTTGGTGGTTCAGCTGTACTTACCTCGGCTTTTCTATTTTTGAGATCCTCCATTACTTTATCAAGAGAACCGTTTTCATTGCTTTCCCATTTTTTACGGAATTGTTTAATAATTTCACCAGTGCTAGTAACAAATACTAAACTGTTACCTTCTTTCTTCAGCATACCTTTTTTCTCTGCCAAGTCTGTTAACCCGCTGTACAAATTCATGCCTGTCTCATACGGAATCTTAATCTGAACACCTTCAAATGGTTTAGCATAGCGTGTTTTCATTACCTTACAGGCGGCGCGGATACCCATGACATCTGAAATCTTATTACCATCTTCATCTTCTTTAAGCTTGAGTTTCTTCATTGCTACCACAATACTACTGGCATAGATAAAGCCTTGACCACCTGAAATTTTATCATCGGGGTCAAACATGTCCTGGCTGGCATACGTGTGGTTAGTACAAACAAGCCCTACATTATAACTGCCAAACATATTAACACAGTTACGAACCAACGAAGTCAGTGCTTTGGGTTTACGCCCCATGTCACCCTTCATATCTCCTGCTTCAAATTGATTCACATCAGTTGGTGTCAGCAGCATACCAAGACTGTCGATCACAAATAGAACTTTTGGACGATCGCCATCGGCCAGTGTTTTATAGTCTGCCATAAATGTGCTTATGGTCTTGGCTACATCGTCAATCATTGCCATGCTGAGTTTTAGCAGTTTTGAATCTGAAGTATCAACTCCTAATGCTTCGAGCCATGCATGATCAAGTGCATTTTCTGAATCAACAAGCACCACAAAGATGCCCTGTTGTTGTGCGTGTTTGATGATATTGCCAGCACAGATATAACTTTTTCCTGCACCACTTTCGCCGGCAAAGACTGTTACCTTACCAAGTGGAATACCTTTATTAAAATCACCACTGATGAGATAATTCAGTGCATAGTTACCAGTGCTAACCCAATCTGTTGGATCATTAAATCCAATACTCAATCCTTCGATTGACTTGGTTATCTCTCGACGAAACTTGCTTACATCAAACGGACGACTCATTGTTTTTCCTTTTCTATTAATTTGTATTAGTGTTCGTGCTGCTATCGATGGTAAGAAAACACAAGGGATTTCTCCCCTGTGTTATTACAGATATTAACTTACGACTTCTGCCGTGCGCGGATCAATGCCAGGATGTCTTCAGCTTTTTGACTGGAAACTTTTGCTGGTACTTGCACCGGAGCATCTTCCTCAACATCAGCTTCTACTGCCGCTGGTGCTGCCTTTGCTGCTGTGTTGGCTGTAGCTGCTGGCGCGGCTGCACCAGCTGGGCGATAATACTGTGCCCAACGTTCGGCATCGTAACTTTGCCCTTCTACACTTGCTTCGAACATCTCTTTGATGACTTTGAGTTCAGCAGCACCGGGCTTGTTTGGCAAAAAGTCTGCCAATGTGAACAGGCCATGTGCAGCAATAGCTGCTTGCTCTGCTTCTGTCAGCGCAGACTCTTTACGTGCCCACTTGCTGGTGTTGTAGTCTGCATAGCCACCTTTAGTGGTCTTGGTCATACGGAAGTCAAGACCATGTGTATAATCGGTTGGCAGTTCTTCCAGTTCCGGATCCATCAACGCACCCTTAAGGATGGTGAAGATCTGAGGACCAATAATGAAACGCCGAATTGGGTTATCAGGTGTCTTGTCATCCGCAAGCGGATTCTCACGAACAAAGCCTTGGAAAATATAGCTGCGTTTTTTCCAATATTTACGACCCATATCTTCGAGACTCTTATCTTTAAACCATGGACGGACTTCGGTTAGGATCGGGCAAGCTTCGCCCCACATCTCCATGCATGGAACTTGCACCTGTACTTGTTTGCTGTCGGTTTCGCCTTTAACACCGGCAAATGGCAGTTTAATTACTGCGCGTTCTGCCCAAAAGAATGTGTTTTTTGCATCGCCATCTGGAAGGAAGCGGACTGTTACGCTTGCACCTTCCTCAATGTTCCAATGTGGGTAAATGGCTTGATCGCCACCGCCGGTTGAAGAACCGGTTTTTGTATCTGCTGCCTGTAAACGTGCGCGAATTTCTGCTAATGAGGCCATAATAATTTCTCCTTGTAATATGCCTATGTAATGCCTAAACTTACTATGTAAGTAT